GAAGGTGAAGGCATCTTTGTGGAAGGCCAACGAAGTCGTGGTGACATCCGAAGCGGTGTTGTAGACGGTGATAGCAGCATTGTCAGCCGGAACAGCGTTGACAGTTTGCAGCGCACCCGAAGCCACAATGCTCGGATAGATGGACACAGTACCTGCGCCACCTGCGTAGTCGGCAGTCACAACGAATTGCTGCACAATGCCAGTAGACAGGCGGGATTCAGGGTGAACCGCGAACACATTGGCAATGGAGAACACAGTACCCTTCGGCATTGCGCCAGTACCAGTATCGACAATCAGCGAAGCACCAGACTGAGCAGCACCGTTGACCAGGTAACTTGCGCCTGCGCCATTGGTAAAGTTCGGAATCAGGGTGTTTTCGTAGATGGCATCAAAACCGGCAGTCTTGCCGACCATGCCTTCTTTATACTGCTGCGAAATGGTCGAGCTGTCTTGGAACAGACCTTTCAGCGAATCAACCAAGTCCACATTGTCCTGGGTGTTCAGGATAAGACGGCGTTCAGCGTTCGGGGCAAGGTTGTCGGACAGCTTCTTACGGGCTTCCAGGACATTCTTGAAGGTAGTGGCAGAACCGGCAGCACCGACCACATTCGGAACATCTTTGACCATGTTGAAGGCATCAGACTCAACCGAAGCAGCCAACTGAGCCATAGCCGGTTCAAGGATGCGCTTGCTGAAATCGTCAAGGGACAGGGTCAGCTCGTTGGAAGTGAAGTTCAGGTCAACACCTTTTTGGGTGCTAACTTGCAGGGTGGTTGCTTGCTCGGTGGTGTCTTGAGCCGACAGGGTAGCACCAGTACGAACGGTATAACGGTTCGGCAGACGGATACGCAGGCTGTCACCGATTTTAGCACCGGATTGGGCAAACGAGTCGTCATAGGCACGGTTCATCGAGCCGATGAAGTTGGCCTTCTGGTGAAGGATGCGCAGGGCTTCCTTAGTAATCATATCAGGGGTGAGAATGGTATTGCTCATTACTTATTCCTTTGAAAATTGAAGTTGATTAGCGTTTAGATAGTTGTTTGCTTCGCCACTTCATCCATTCATCCATTGACATCTTATCGGGTGACTTAGATACCGCGCCACCACGGGATGAAACAGACGGAACAGGACTAGGGGCATTTGATACTTTACCGGCAGCAGATGCACTTGTTGCCTGGTTGATTTTCTCACTAATGTCGCCAATCGCCAGGAATTGTTCTCTTGGGGAAAGGTTGGCAACACGATAAGCAATATCCTTATAGGTGGCTAAGAAGTATGCGACCCTTGCACCGTTTTCATCTACGCGAATGGCTTTTGCCATCGTATCGGTGATAGGGACATCGTTTGCATACACTTTCTGCTGATAGTCGGGAAACTCCGACATAACCTCATACTCGCGCTGCTTAAACTGCTGAACCTCTTGAAACTCGTGCTGATTTACTTGCTGTGTGCGTGACTGGGCTTCTTTTTCTGCCAGTTTGCTTTGCAGCTTATAGTCAGCCAGGGCTTCAAGATACTGCTCTTGGTCGTAGTCAAACTGCTCAAGGGTAGGCTTCTGTCCAACAGAGTATTGTTGGGATTCTGCTGCAGCCCGTTGTTCAGCCTGGAGTCGCCAAAAGTCGCGTTCTCGTTCTGCTTCTCGCCTTGCTTTAGTGATTTCATCAATGCGCTTCTGAATCTTCTTACTCTTTTTTGGGGCATCATCGCCCTCATCGGAGTCAGAGTCATCTTCAGCTTCGACAGTTTCCGATTCTGCCTGTTCTGCTTCAGCTTGTGCGTCAGCTTCGGATAATGCGGTGTTATCTAACACGGATTCGTTTTCAATTTGCATAGGAATACCTAAGATTTATGCCCAATGAAACCCATTGGTAGGTGTTTGTGTTTTGCCCTACATATTACTGATAGTCAATATATGCAGTATTTAGCACATTACTTCTTATAGCTAGACATCAGAAGGTCGTGTGCCTTTTTTAGCGCATCCTTGCCACAAAACTTGATGGTAACCTTGTCTTGCTCATAGCCTTCATCTTCCTCGTAGCCTTCTTCCATGTCCTCGGCTTCCTTGCCATCCTTTTTGGACATCATCATTTCAATCATTTTCATCATTTTATCGTTCATAACAATTCCTTTACTTTTTGGGGCTTGGTTCGGTTACTTTTTTGATGTTTAGCTGCTGTGGGTCAAAAGCCACATAAGAGCTTCTTAGTGTAAATGGGTCATCTGGCGAAAAGTCACTTATCTTTGCTGAATCAAATCCCTTTGCTCGTAACGCATCAATGACCTTTTTTGACTTAACCTTTCCGGCAATGCTTGGGTCTAACAGACTGAAGGCCATATCATTTTCAGCCTGCAATCCTAATTCATCTGCAACCGCCAAAACATCTGCGTCTGTGGCGATTTTCTTGAAATTAGCCTTGCCACCCATTAAGACAGGATTGTTTCCTGACTCTAAAGAACGCTGTTTTGCATAGGCTTCAGCTATATCCCTGTCACCAAGAAACAAGGGTGTATTAGGGGTATTAAACTCTAAATCCGTTCCATGCCATACATCAATCTGATTACTAAGACCTGGTTGTGGTGCTGTTACTGGCACACCATTGCGCTCTAGGATGTTTACTAGGTCATCGCTAAATGTGACATAGTTGTGTGTTTGCTTTTGCTCGTTAAGTTGCTTGATATAACCCTCTCGCATTTGCTGTTTAACTTTTGGTGTGTTGTAAACACCTTTCATCATTTCATCAACAGCCTTCTCAACATCTCCATATTTTTCGTAAAGCGCATATAGCTCTTTATCAACAACATTGGTGGGGCGAGAGCCTGCATCTAGGTAGCGGATTCCTGGGATGCCTGCTTGGTTTAGCCGTTGTGATGTTCCAGTGTCATCAATTGGGCTGGATGCAAAGTCAAGCCTAGCACTGTCATATATCTCGCTACCTTTTGCAGTGCCTTTAATCGCGCCCTTGAGCCAATTCAGCTCGTCTGGGTTTATGCCACGAAGCGCACTCTGCACACTCGCACTCTGCTCACTCAACGGCTTATCCCAGTCCAAGAAGTGCTTATCACTCAATGGGTCGGATGCTTCACGGGCAGGGTCAGGCCAGCGGAGTTGGTTGCGGTAGAGGTTTGACTTTCTTTCTTTTGAAACAACATCGTCCAAAAGAGCCATTTTTTCGTTAGCGTAGGCGACAGTTTCAGGTATCCCGCTATCAATCATTCCCTGATAGCTTGCCCGAACGCCATCAATGTTTCCGCGATGGTAATTAAGGTCATCAAGAACCTCGTCTGCCCTGCTTTTAATCGCTTTTGGCCTGTCAAACGCAAGTTGTGTTGCGTATCTCTGGGCTACATCTGGGGATGCCGCATGATAACCGCCATGCCCGTAAGCCTGTGCACCCTCGCCACCGCCAATGTTGTCCATCGCCCTGAACTGCTCGAACTTGTGCGGGCTACCGTGCCATACATCTATCGCACCCATCTGACTACGGGGAATATACATACCGTCTGCATTACGAATACCACGGGAAGGTGCTTCCAGGTTGTCAGCCATGCGTAATGCGTTCATAGCCGTCTTAGGTGCGTTGATAGCGGTCTTTGCAGCAGCACCAGGACTAATCAGACTTGCAGCTAACTCGGTCTTAGGTCTGCGCTCAGACGATACAAGCCCTGCCTGTTGCATCCTGCTTCCGATGTCCTCAGAGCCTAAGTAGGCATTGCCCTGAGTAGGCTGCACATATCTAGGCTGCTTGACCATGCCAGTCGCAACCTCAACATCCTTAATCTTGTTGTTGACAAAAGCACCTGCGTCATAAATGGCTTGATTGATGTCGCCAGGCATACCAAGAATAGGGGCTATTACTCCACGACCCACAATGTCGTTAATGCCCGAAACAATGTCATTGGCAAGCTGCCACTTGGATGCGGAGTCTGCCTGCTTCTGCTCGGCAACAAACTGCCTTCTGAGAGCATCAAGCTCTCTTGGGGACATTCCTCGTTTGGCTTGCGTCTTAGGCATACATACCTGCAATGCGTTGATTCATCATGGCTTGGAACTCTAAATCTTCAGGCTTTAGACCAAAAGCCCTCGCAGCGTCAGTCATCCAACCTGCGCCCTGGACATAGTTGCCACCGACAGTACCGGCCTTGTTCATGTCAAAGTAGCCCTTGTTGGAAGTCATCGGGTTAATTGGGGTTGGCATAGCTCGGCTCTGATAACCCCCCATGCCCTGCGGATTCAGTTGTGCCATGATTGCGTCTAGGTCGCTAGGCATCGGCATCTTCTGTGGGGTGATTCGCGGTGCTATGGGCTGTGGTGCTTCCTGTTGCGGTGCTTGCGGTGCTTGTGCCTGCGGTGCTTGCTGCTCTTGTGGCATCGGCAGACCCGAACCCGTAGGTGCGCTGAAGGTGTTGCTGAAATCCTGGACAGTCGTGCCGTAGTCACCCTTCGGAATACTTGGACTAAACAAGCCCGATGCTAGTGTAGGGATTTGATTATAAAAGTCCTGGACACTAGGCTGCTGACTGCCACCAATGGGCTGATTGTACGGGGTCTTGCTGATTGCGCTACCCCAACCAGTTTGTGTCGGTGTATTGATGCCCTTTGCACCATAGTAGACCGCACCCAATGGGTTGCCCACTAACAATGAAGCACCTGCCTTTACAAAGTTTCTGCCCCTCTCACCACTAAGGTTGGTCTTTACGGTTTGCAGCCAGTTAGCCATTACTCTTTCCCCGTGATTTCTTGAATTGCATCAAAGCGCATATTAGCCTTCTTGAGCTTACTGGCACAATCCAAGTATGCAACAACCAGGTCAGCATTTAATAGGGGGCCGGCTTCGGTCAATGTGCATACATCACGCACACCAACAAGGTCGGCAGGCAGGGGCTTGTGGACTACCTTGACTTCAGTAGTCGCGCAGGCGGTCAACGACAGCACCAGGAACAGGGGTAGAAGCCCAATCACGCGCCTCTGCATTGTCCCTGTAAATAACCTTAATCTGTTCATCAGCTTCCTTCCTTTTCTTGTCCTCAATATAGACGAGCTTCTCGACCACCTTAACCTGCTCTACGGCCTTCTTAGCTTGCTCGTCACCCAACCGCCGGTATTCGTTAATCGCAGCCTCGTAGACCGCCACCTGTTCCTTTAATCGAGCCACCTTACGATAGCCAAAGAAAGCATGAGCAAAGATAGCCGTCAGCACAACCACCACTACCGCAATGCGCCAGTTGTCCTTAACAATGTTCCAAGCAGTCAGCACAGGAATCATCAGGTCAGCCAACCATAGTAAAGTTTAGTCTTGGCCTTACGGTCATCAAGCCCATGAGTACCGCCGTTAATGCGCTTAGTCAATGCAAGGATGGTCGCATCGTCAATTCCCTTGTCACAGACCGACCACAGCTTGTTCTTGTCAAAGAAGTATTTGGCAGATTCAAAGGCATATTCGTCAGCCACATTGTTAGGGTCAATAGACTTGCCAAGCCAGTCAGCAAAGTCCTTATAGTTAGATTTGCCCGTTAGCTGTAAAGCCCCTCGGCCTTTATACCGCCATCCATCACCGCTTGCCTCATCTCCGTTACCCATGCGGTTAGCGTACACACGGTTAGCAATGCGCTCAGGTTGCCGTGAATACTGCCTTGCCTTGATAGCATCAAAGTATTTAGGGAACACACGAAGCAGACCATCCTCAGAATAGTTCAGGTTCTCAGAGAAGGCTTTGAAGTTGCCGGATTCATGGGCGGTCTGGGCAAAGAAGTGAGCAGCTTGAACAGGCGTCATCTTGTAATAGGCCATCGCAGCCTTCAGCGTACCCTTGCCGAATACCCCGTCTGCCGTAACGCCAATCTTAGCTTGTAAAGATGCCAGGCTCATTCTTTGTTATCTCCAATCTTGCTGTCTGTATCGAGCATAATTCCTGACAGGATGCCGGTCAAAAATGTAGCAATGGGAACGATTAGCTTAAAGAACTCTGCGTCATTAGTTGCCTGCGCCCCAATGGGCTGCGTGACAAAGACCAATGAATACAGGACCACACACACAATCACCGTCAAGGTAAATGACAGGGTAAGACCGACAATAAACCGCATACGGGCTTTAAGTTGAGCCTCTGTATATCTACTCATTCATATACTCCCCATAAATATCTTTTGGACAAGTACCATCGCCCTTGCAGTCCACCGTACATTCCTTAGTGTTAAAGTTTTCAGGGTCTTGGCAGAAGTACCGATACCTATCTTGGCAACCACTTACAACCAAAACAATAAAAACAAGCAACAACCTAGCCTTGCTCATCTTTCTTGTCCTTCCACATATCCCATACAGCCGTGGTGGTAATCAGGCGCAGGAACACATTGGCGACCAGCAGAATCTGAACCGCAGTCTTGTCATCGAGCCAGTCAAAGCCATAGACCACGGTTTCGACATCGCCCCATTGGATTACCGCAATCGCAGCAACATTGAAGGCTATGGTTTTCCATCCCTTCATGGCTTTCATTTCATCAGGCCAAAGAACTTAGTCATAATACTAATAACAGTCAGGGCAGCACCGCCAATCCAGATAATGATTTGAATCCCCACATTGATACTGGTCATGAACTTGGACAGGTCATCAATCTTGTTCTCAAGAGCCTTGATTCGGCTGTGCATATGCTTTTCTAGCTTCTCAATCTTGTCGTCAAGGTTGTCCACCTTAGCCTCAATCTGTCCAATGTCCCTAGCGGTAAAGTTGTCCATCAGTCATACCTGCCCAATTCGTTTAACTGTTGTTCGCTATCGGTGGTGTTCACCTGTAT